GTAGAAGTATTATTTGCTATATTTTGCGTAGCTGACCAAACTATATAAAAGTCGTATGATGTGTAATCGCCTATGCGCTCAGAACCACTTAATTCCATCTAAACACACTCCTTTTTATGATGGATAACGCAAGTATATTGCGCCGTTTGCCAAACTTGACGGTGCCGCAGTTCCGCTGAGGATCGTTGCCTGCTTGCTGTTTAACTGTGTCTGCACGTCTCCCGTCACGCCCGCAAGCCTGTCCAGCTCCGTTGCCGTGACTTCATCCGTTTTTTCTGTGATCGCGTTGAGCTGCGTTTGTATATCACTCGCAACGTTGGAAAGATAGGCTATTTTCGAGCTGTCGACTCCATCCACGGTCGTCTGCTTTAATTCCAACGCCGCTTCCAGCGCGGGAATAAACGTATCATTTAAATAAGATTGTATATCTGTCGGCGCTTTATCCATCAAGGCTTTCAGCGCATCCGCCGTTGTTGTAGGTTCATCCGGCAGTGATTGCATATTTGCAACGTTTGTATTAAATTTTGGTAATGCCATTTTTTCTCCTTTTCATTTCTTGATATTTTATGGTATAATAAATTCATCATCCAGGTAAGCGCACACTTTCCTATCAACACATTTCGTAGGAAGGAGGAAGTGAACCATGGACAAAAACAGGAATCGATGGATAAGCTCTGCGACCGAGCAGTGGGTAGTGGAAGGCGATGGCTTTATCTGCATATTCCGGCGTTCCAAGCGTCCGTTAGGAATGCAATGCCATACCACAATTGCCAAAAGGCAGCCTGCGGCTATGCTCGTTATGCAAAACAATATCCCGATGTGCTTTCAATATGCATCCGCATTTGATCCTCTTTTGTCGGATGATAAAGTTCATTAAAGATTGTTTTGTCAGTATTCTCACAATTATAAATTGCGGCAGTTATTTGTAGCTTGCCGCAATTTTTATATTAACTTTTTACATAATTACCAATCGTGAACTCGATCGTCGCTTCATAAAGTCCGAAAGGTTTGTCTGCTTCGTCCGAATAAAATTTTATGGAAAATTGTTTTATTTTCCTCTTTTTAACTTTAAAAACTAAAAATCCTCTCACGCCTGTTCCGAAAGAAAAACGGTCATAACCCTCTTCCTCCCGCAAAAAATATAAGAAATCCAAAAAATTGAATCCTTTCGTAGCGCTCGATAAAATATTTGTCCAATCCTCTTTATCGGTTTTTACATCGATTTTCAAAATACTGTTCGGGATTCTTTTTACTTGTGCAACGCCGCCTCGCTTGCTGGTTGTTTTTAAATGCGTCAGCGAATTAAAAATATCCATCGGTGTCGTCCAGTAGCTCTCGATCAGCGCAGGTGTTTTCACTCCTTGCACAAGGCTGTCATCATGTGTGCCAAAAAATTTGCAGACCTGTCCGTCTTCTGTTGCGAAATACAGTTCCGATAAATATTCCTTGAGTACAGCAGCCTTCGATAAAACGCCGCCGATCATGATGCCGACCGCTTCCCAGTAATACCACTCATATTCGTTCCCGCTGATCTGCCTGCTGTCGGCAAGATACAGTCTGCCGTTGATTAAAATACACAGATAGTTGTTCCATACTTCAAGCTTTGCACTCTCCAGCCCTATCTCATTCATAAGCTTTGTATCTACCATACCGGATTTATGATAAAGCCGTATTCCGTATTCATTGTTTATGATATTTTCCAGCCCTTGTTTTGACAAATATACGACTGCATCCCTGAAATTTACGCCTTCCGCTGCCGCGCCCAGATGAATCGGGCTTTCCGTCATCGGATAGATCCTGCCAAGCGTGGAATCGAGAGAAGATGTATGAAAATAAACTTTCACGCCTTCGCCGTTATCATCTTTTATACAAATCAGCTTATCCGAAGAAGCAACGATGGCTCGTATAGGAACATTATCCGCTCCGTCGTCGTACCAGCTCTCATCCGCGTAGTAAGCGGGATCGTCCAGTTCCGAATGAAATAAGACGCCCTTATAAGAATCATTTCCGCTTACAAATACCCTGTTGTCAAATACTCTGCAAAGCTTGCAACCTTTGATATGCTCTGCATACCCGTCGGCCTTCTTTTTAAATACAACAACAACATTATCCTGACCGGGCGTTGTCGGGGCACCTGCCGGCGTATCGAGCGTAACTACATTGCCGGCCAGGCTCACCCCGCTTTCTTTTTTGATACCGCCTATATATACTGCAAGACCTTCCGAGTCTGTCGGCACGGTATCGAGTGAATAATTTAAAGATGAATTGTCTCCGATAAATGAATTTTTACGATAATCCGATAAATAATTGACGCCTTGATAGATAACCCCTCCGCTTCCGCTCGGAAGCGCATTGATTCTTGTAAGCGGAATGGTTCCTACAACGTCGCTCACATTTTCCCCGTCATAAACCAGATAATTTTCCCCATCCAACAAATAAAGTTTTGTTATCCCGCCGTCGGTATACTTAAAACTTCGGGAAAACTCCTTATTCATTGTGATGTTTATTTTTTGAATATCCTGCAGGCTGCTTATTTCATCGGGAAAACTCTTCCAAATATACAAATCACTTTCAATATGGATCAAGGCTTTTCCATCACCGAGCACATGAAGTCCGTAGACTTTATTTGTCGTCCTCGATAAAACCTCCGTGATCCAACTATCCATTTCATCCGCCGTCGGCTCACTGCCTTCACCGAATAATGCTGTTAAGTTTATCAATATAGGTTCTTTTACTTCCATTACTTTTCCGTTTGCTGTTGCTGTGTCTACATATATATTTGATATTCTTGGGTAATTAAAATCGCTTGATGTTTTTGTATGAACTCCGCTAAGTGTATACCATTCATTAGCAGCCGGTGTTCCTACTATGTCTATTTCATCATAAGAATTATCTATTCTAAGTAAAATATTTAAACAATCAGAATTAGTTACTCTAGCTGTATATGATGCGTATAGAACTTCCCCCACTTCAATATCGTCCGTGGATGTCCTAAATAATCTCGGGTCTATCCTTGTTGTGTCTCCAGCTACCGTACATACGTTGTCTGTAACAGATAAATTATTTCCAACCCAATCTCCAACTTCGTCAAAGTTATAATCAGACAAAAGATTTATATCGCTAAACAAATTGCTTAAATCACCCAATAAATTTATCCCCGGCCGCGTCTCAATAGCCTGACCGATCTGCGAATTATAATTTTTGTATACATTTTTAGCATCAGGACTTCTGGATGCAGACACTCTTGAAGGAATAGAAGAAAAGTCCACGCCTTTTAAATCCGTATAAAGACGCTGATAAGGCAGGCCCGCACTTGCGACCGATTGTTTATAAGACATCATATTCTCCCTTTATCACCGAAATATTCTCGCGTAGTGTCTGCTTTTGCTCGATCTCATTTCTTGCCTGCATATATTCGTTATAATATTGCACCGCTTTTGCCGGCTCATCGTCTTTGAATACCCTGTAAGCCATAAGCAGTGGCATTATATTTGCGACCGCGGGCTCAAGCTCGATTTCAAAATCATTCGGTGTCTGCAAGGTGATCCTGCCCAATCTTTTTTTATAAATTGCTTTAAATGCGCCCGCCTGGCGCTTTTTCACATATAAATAACGGTCAAGCAGTATTTGATAATCTTCGGCTTTTACCCAACCGTATGCCTCATCTGATATCAAAAGCGGGTCCTGATTATCAAAACCTTCAAAGGTCTGCAGACCATCCTCTCTAGTATTCTCCAATAGATCATACTCATAAAATCCTTCTTCATCGCTTCGAGGCTGCGTAAAATCATAGAGGCTTTTGAGCGGGAATATTTTGGCAAGTTCAAGCAGTGCGTAATTTGCCGCCTCAACAACATTCGCGGCATATTCATTGGAATTTTTGTATTCGAGTGATTCTTCGTTGCTGTTATATTCCGTCTGATCTAAAAACATCAGCCTGTTCATAGATTCTTTTATATCAAGCCATGTTATTTTCATCTTACATCTCTCCTTATAAAAAGGGGGAGATTTCTCCCCCTTTTGCTTTACGGCAATGCTACCGCTGCGACTTTCACATCAGAAGAACCTGTGATGTTCACAAGCCCATTTGACATGTTTTTAAATTTGCCGCTTTCCACAACAGCGCACACGGTTGTGCTCGCCGCCACGCTTACAACATGATCTCCCGTCGCCTGGATACCTGTCCCTTTTTTTACGGTTACCTCTTCTGCGTTTTCCGAATCGGAATTTTCGATGATGATGAGAATTCTCCTGTCTTCGGCGCTTGAAAAATCAATTACCGCACCGTCTGTGCCGTCTAAGGCGGCGGTTGCCGGCAGGGCTTCTGCCGTATTAAATTTCAAATTGGTTACTGTAATTTCTGTTGCTGCCATATCTTTTCACTCCTTTCCATTAAGCCGTTTCTCTGCCGCGAATGCAGTAGAGTTCTTTTGGGCGTACCACTTTGCCGCCGTATACGTCGAGACCTCGAAGCGCATCGGCAAACAGCCCCTGCGGTTCATACGGTACCACTTTTTCGATTTGGCTCGCAAAAGCTACCGCCTTTTTGGTTCCGATAAGCATATAATCATTGAGTTTCCCGCTTGTTGTAGCAGAATATAAGTTATTGCTCATATATACGGTCGCGTTGTTGTAGAGCCCCACAACGCCTTTTTTGATC